AGAACCACAGGCAAGGTTTTTCTTGATTGGAATCCTGCTGACTTTGTTAATTGGGTTTATGAAATAGCCGACAACCCTGAAAACAAACGCATCCATTCTACCTACTTAAACAACCTGCCAAACCTATCGGAATCACAAATAAAAAACATTGAACAGTATAAAAACCTACCTGATGATTTTATGTGGAAGGTTTACGGATTAGGAGAACGAGGTGCAGCAAAAGAACTAATCTACACCCAATGGAAACAATACGACACCGCACCTGAAGGAGATGTATTCTATGGGCTTGACTTTGGGTATGTTCACCCAGCTGCACTTATAAAGGTTACCCATCACGAAGGCGAAAACTATTTTGAGGAAATAATTTATCAAAGTGGGCTTACATTATCCGACCTAACAAGATTGATAAAAGAAAAAGTGCCTGAACGAGCAACCATCTACGCAGATGCAGCCGAACCCAAATCAATAGAGGAACTTTACCGACAAGGATTTAATATTAAACCTGCTCAAAAAGATGTATGGGCAGGAATAGTTAAAATGAAATCTTATCCTATAAACATTCACTTTCATAGTCAAAATCTTAAAAGGGAATTTATGTCTTACAAATGGAAAAAGGATAAAAATGATAATGTAATTGAAGAGCCTGTAAAAGCAAATGATGATGCTTTAGATGCTTCACGATACGCAGTATTTACTCACTTGACAAAACCTAAATTTGCGGTAAGTGTATTTTAACTTAAATTTCTTTAACTTTGTTTAAATTCTAATAATATGGGTTTATTTGACATCTTCACTAAAAAGAAGATTAACACACTATTTCCAACAATTCCGATGAACTCCCAAATAGCAATTGAAAGGGGTATAGTTACTTGGCAAGGAGCAGACCAAAGAAGTTTTGTTGATGATGGATATGTAGCAAACGATATAGTTTACTCAATCATTAAACTAATTACCGACAAAGCTAAAATTGCACCATTCCACGTTTACAAGGTTGTAGATGAAAAGGCTGCAAAGAAATACAAATCTTTAGCTGCACAAAAAGACATCAACTTAAAAGAACTTGAGACATTACATAAAAAGGCATACGAACTTTATACAGGAGACCAACGCTTAAACGAGTTGTTAAAATATCCTAATGAGGAAGATTGCTGGAGTGATTTAGTTGAACAATGGTGCGGTTTTAAATTGATAACAGGTAATTCTTTTATTTATGGCAAACTTATTGAAGCAGGAAACAATCAGGGCAAACCCTACGAGTTATTTGCTTTACCTAGTCAGTTTATGGCTATCATTGCAAATATCAATGTGTTCCCCCCAACAAGGGCTGGGTATCAGTTATATTACGGACAAATGTGGTCATTTGATACTAAAGAAATCTTACACGATAAATACTTCAATCCACAATGGGGTGTAACTGCTGGACAGCTTTATGGGCAAAGTCCCCTACGAGCAGCAGCCAAGAACTTAACAAGAAGTAACGAAGCTAAAACCGCTGCCGTTGCATCATTCCAAAATGGTGGACCTGCTGGAGTTTTATTTATGAACGATGAACGCTTTGACCCTACAAGTGGACAGGCACAGGCACAAGCACTAAAAACCGCAGTTAGTCAAAAAGGCGGTTCAGCTAACTTTAACTCAATAGCAGTATCAGGTTATAAAGTAGATTGGAAACAAATCGGTTTAAGCCCTGTTGAACTTAATATCATTGAATCGGAAAAATGGGATTTAAAAGCACTTTGTAATATCTACGGAGTACCTAGTCAACTTTTAAACGATAGCGATTCAAAGACCTATAACAATCAAAGAGAAGGGGAAAAGGCATTAACGCTTCGTTGTGCCATCCCATTACTTAACGCATTGACTGAAAACCTTAATAGGAAATTACACACGGATTGGGGTTATAAAGGAACAAATCTTTATGTAGATTACGACCTTTCAGTATATGGAGAATTAGAAGCAAATAAATCCGAGCAAACTGAATGGCTTGATAAAGCGTGGTGGATTAGTCCTAAACAAAAGTTGGACATTATGAATATTGAAGTGCCTGATTATATCCCTACCGAAGAATTGGAGAAACTTTATATCCCAACAGGATTGCAAACTATTGACCAATTCCAACCTTTGAATATTCCTGATAACCTAAATCCATAAAATGATTTGGCAAGATTATAAAAAATTATATGCCAACGCATTAAAGCAATACTCACCGAAGTTCAAAAAAGAACTACAAAAACAAGTGGATGTATATTGCCGTACCCAAGATTTATACGCAATAGGCTATAAAGGCATTGAAAAGACCATTAAAACACTTCACGTGGCTTTGGGTACTAAAATGGCTCAAGTGTCCTTTAAAAGCCTTAAAAGCAGCATTAAATCCAATTACGAAAGATTAGAGGTTAAAAGCCAACAAACTGATATGTTTGCTTATGCTATTTTAAAGATATTAGAAAATGATGGTGTAACGACATTGGCTCAAGATATTACCGAAACAACTAGAAAGCAAATAGATTATTATATTAAAAATGGATTAGAAAAAGGATTGCCTTTAAATGACATAATCAAACAACTTAAAACTGCTGGTATTACCGATTATCGTGCAGAGTTAATAGCAAGAACGGAAACAGGTAGAGCGGCAAATTTAGGTAGTCAAGTAGGTGCAATTAGTACAGGATTAAAAACTAATAAAGAATGGATTGCCACAAAAGATGCTAGGACTAGAAGGCAGCCAAGAGACCAAACTGACCACTTGCATATGGATGGGGTTAAAATACCAATGGAAAAACAATTTGAGGTGAAAGATTATAAAACAGGATTTGATTTAATGGACCACCCTTGTGATTCAAAAGCACCTTTGGCTCAAGTTTGCAATTGTCGTTGTACTATGGGATATGAAGCGGTAAGGGATGCAAGAGGTAAGCTAATAACGTATGATAAACAACCGCCATTAGGCAGAATTGGTATGATATGGGGATATTTATCTAATGTGGTAGGAATGCAAATAGGAAACTTAATCGCAGACTTGTTTGAATAATAAAAAAAAATATAACTTTGTAAATATGAAAACTTACGCATCAAAAGATTTAATTGTTGAAAAACAAGACATCGGCTACGAAGTAATGGATGTAGATACCGAACAACGCAGAGTAAAAGCCGTTTGGGCAAGAACAGGTAATGTAGATTTAGACAATGATATTATCGTTCCTGAAGCATTCACAAAGACTTTAAGCGAAAGAGGTCCAGCAGGAAAGAACTTAATATGGTCTTTAGTTGACCATTGTGCTGAAATGGAAGCGGTTATTGGTAAGCCTGAACAACTTTACGTTGAAGGTGATATGCTTATTGCAGTTACTCCAATAGTAATGACCGAAACAGGTGAAGATATTATGAAGATGTACGATGCAGGTTTAATCAATCAGCATTCAATTGGATTTACCACAATAAATTCAAGCGTAGGTAAGGATGGAGTAAGAACAATTACTGAACTTAAACTTTATGAAGGTAGTGCGGTATTATGGGCAGCAAACCCTGAAACACCAACCATTTCAGTAAAGAGTGAAGTAAAGAAAGAACAATTAGCAAACAGGCTAGAGAAACTCTTGAAAGCGTTTAAAGGCGGTAAATTTACCGATGAAACTTTTGCGTTGATGGAGATTGAAATAAAAAGGATTCAAGCGGATTTATTGGAGATTGAAATCGTTAAAGAAATCACTGCGGTCGCAGAAGCACCCCAGCCGATAATTGAGGAAATCAAAAACAATGATGCGGAAATCTTGAAGGCAATAAAAGAATTTAATAAAATACTAAAAAAGTAAAAATGGAAAACGTAATTAACGAAATGGCTGATAACCTTAAAGGTTTTCAAGCTAGTATTGAAGCGAAGTTGGAAGCAACAAACGCTGAAATCCGTGTAGTAAAAGATGAAGCACAAAAACAATTTGATGCTCAAGCTGCTGCACAAAAGAAAAACGCATCTAAACAAGTAAAGTTTTTAGATGAAGCTATCGTAGAAAAATTAGATGGCAAATTGGATGAAATGGAAAAATCAATGAAATCAAATGGTAAGTATCGTTTAGATTTAAGAGATGTTAAGTCAATGACTTTAGGTGCAAGTTTAACAGGAGATGCTCAAGCATCTTATGCTATTAATGCTTCAGTTTTACCAAGTCAAGCTATCAACTTCCGTGATTTAGTTCCAACTGTAAGAAGTGAAAGTGGTTTGTATGTATTCTACAAAGAGACTGCAACTACTAACAACATTGCTGCTCAAACTGAAGGTTCAAACAAAGGTGAGAACAACTACGCATTAAGCGAGGTTAAAGTGGTTAATGATTACATCGCTGGTTTCTCTACATTCTCAAAACAAATGGCTAGAAGTTTGCCTTTTTTAAGCACAACTTTACCAAGAATGTTGACTAGAGATTTCTTCAAAGCTGAAAACTCTGCTTTCTTTGCAACTGTATCTGCTGCTGCAACAGGTTCTACAACAACTGCTGAAACTGTTGACTTAAAGCAATTAGTTGATTACATCGGCAACCAAAAGAGTGCAAACTTTGTATCTTCAGTTGCTTTAGTAAGCCCTGCACAATTAGGTCGTTTATTAAAAGAAACAATCACTTTGGGTTACTACGCTGGTAATGGTTCAGTTATCGTAAATCCAAATGGTGGTATGACAATATGGGGAACTCCTATTATTGCTGCATCTTGGGTTACTGATGACAAGGTTTTAATTATGGACAACAGTTTCGTAGAGCGTATTGAAGTTGAAGGATTAGCTATTGAATTCTCTTATGAGAACGCATCTAACTTCCAACAAAATATGGTTACTGCGAGAATTGAGTGTTATGAAGATATTAACTTAATGCAACCAACCGCAGCAATCTATGCTGATTTGGGTAACGTTTAATTTAATCTAACATAGATAATAAAGACCCCTTACATTTAGTAGGGGGTTTTTTATTATATTTATTGTAAATTTGTAAAAAAGATGTATGTCATATAATAATTTTATCATTGATTTTACTTTGACCGACATAGGTACAGTTGTTGAGCCTGTTACATTAGCAGAGGCAAAATTGTATTGTAGGGTAACAACTTCGGTTGATGATAACCAAATTACCTTGATGATTAAACAAGCAAGGGAAGCGGTTGAAGTAGGTACAGGATTGAGTTTAATAGCAAAGACTGCGGTTGTATGGTTTACAAATTGGGATGGTAACTTCCAGCTTCCTTATGGTCCGATGAATAGTTTTACATCATTAATAGACCAAAACGGAGACACTATTGTTGCTGCTGATTACACTTTAGTAGGTGGTAAGTTTCCACAATTACAAAGACCACAATTCCAAAACTTAAAGGCAACTTATGTGGTAGGTTATGCAACTATTCCGAACGATTTAAAGATTGCGATTTTAGACCAAGTTAGCTACGACTACGAAAATAGAGGATTAGATAGTGATACAGGTATTTGTGAAAAGACTTGGAAAGCGTGTCAACGTTGGACAAGAATAAGCCCAATATTATGAGGATAGGAAGCAAAAAGGCAAACTATGTTGATGCCAACACAATGTACTCGGAAATAGGCTTATATGTGCCTACAATCACCGCTGATGGGCAAGGTGGGTACACAACTACCTATGCCTTACAAGAAACAGTATTTGGGGATTTTAGACCTATGGATGAGAATAGGGCATTGTTAGAATTACAATTGAGTTTTACTCGTTCTGCTAAAGTATTTATCAGGTACGATGTAACGATTAACAATATGTACAAAATAGAAGCTGAAGGGGAAATGTACACAATCCATTCAATTAAGGATGTAGAAAATCAGTTTAGATTTTACGAAATATTAATGTACGCATAATGGCAGGTATATTTTTTGATGTAAGTGGTGTTGATGTTCTTATGGACAAAATAAATAAAATGTCCGAAAGAATACAAAATGATGTTTTAGATGAATTTAACTCATCTGCATTAAACATTCAATCTAACGCAAAGAAATATGCTCCTGTAAATATTGGCACATTAAGAAATTCAATTCAATTAAAAGAGGATTTAACAAAAGGTAAATTGGTTTTTACAATAGGTTCTAAACTATCTTATGCACCTTATATTGAATTCGGAACAGGTGGGAAAGTAACAATACCTGCTGGATATGAGCAATTTGCAAGTCAATTTAAGGGTAGTAAAGGTGGCACATTTGCACAATTACTTGAAGCATTAGTGCAATGGGTTAAAAGAAAGGGTATTACTGGAACATATAGTGTAAAGACAGGTAGAAGAACAGGCAACAAATCTATACAACAAAAGCAAAACGAATCAGCTGCTTATGCTATTGCTTTAAGCATATTAAGGAAAGGATTAAGACCACAACCATTTTTAATACCAGCATACGAACAAGAAATACCAAAGTTAAAAACTAACATAAAAAGAATACTAAATGCTAAATCCTAATATTGAAGTAAAGAAATGGTTTTATACCAACTTGACAAGTTCAAGTGCATTGCCTGTTTACGATGGGATAGCACCTGATTCTGCAACTGATGAATATATAATTATGAGTGGCAGAACATCCGCACAGGAGCAAGGTAAAATCAGCTACACCAACTCCGTTACTATGGATGTTGACATTGTCATAAAAAATAGTAACTTTGGATATAAAAGAGCCGAAACAATAAGCGATTTAATACTAAATGCAATAAATTCCGACACGAATATTACCCTAGCAAATGGGTTTTATGCTTCAAGTTTGGTGGTAAGTGCAATTAGAAATTTAGATGGTTTAAACCCTTTGGACAACGTATTTAGAACGATAATAACATATAATATAATAATCACTCAAAATTAAAATAAAATGGCAGAAACTAAAGTATCAGCAAGGGATTATATCCTTTTAGCAGATTTAGCTGGAGGTACAACTTTTAAACCTGTGGCTTGTTTAACGACAAACTCATTGACATCAACTGTTAACACTATTGATGCAACTTCAAAATGTGGAGACCAATTTCAAGCAGGTCCAGCATTTACTCAATCATTCAAAGCGGATGGTTTTGCAATTGATGAAACAGGAACTCCAAGTAAGGATTCTTACCAACAATTGTACACCGCTCACGCTGCAAGAACTCAATTTACTATTAAAATGGGAAAAGCAACACCAACCGCTGGTGATGTTTACTATGGTGGTCTTTCAACTAGCACTGTATTTATTAGCGACTTTGATGTAACTGCTGCTGATAAAGATGATGTTAAATTTACTGCAACATTTGTAGTATGTACACCACCAATTGCACAAACTGAACAAGCGTAAAAAACAATAACCTATGTTTGAATTAAAACTAAACAACAAAACAATTCAACTAAAATGGGGTACTTGGTCAATGAAGGAATTTTGCAAAGCAAAAAACATAACTATTGACCAATACTTTGAATTTTTAGGTAGCAATCAGTATGATTTAAACAATATTGTTAAACTATTACATATCGGTTATCAATCGGCTTGTATAAGCAACAAACAAGAAGTTGAATTTACTGAAGATGAAGTATGCGATTGGATTGATGAAATAGGCGGAGTATTTAATCCTAAAGGTCAAGTTCTTTTATACTTGAAGTATATTGTAGAAAATACAATTACAACAGTACAAGGAACAACCAAAGAAGAAAAAAAAAAGCCTAGTAAAGTTAGGGTGGGATGATGTTTTAGTGAAAGCTGCTGAATGCAATATAAGACCCAATGAGTTTTGGGGTATGACTTGGAAAGACTTTTCTATTATCGTAATGGGTAAGGAAAAACAAGAGTTAAACGAATGGGCAAGGACTAGAAACCTTGCCTATATTGTATATTTAAGTAGCACCGCTGAAAAATCACCCAAAAGTATTAAGTCTTTTTGGCACATACCTGCAATTGATGATGTAGATATTGAAGAAGAAAAAGTGATGCTAACAAAAGACCAATTGGCAAGGACATTAAAGTTATACGGAGTAAATTAAAATATTATGGCAGAGAATGTTGGTTTTGATGTCAAGATTGGGATGGATATTAGTGAGATGCAAGCCGAATTGCAAAAATCTCAAAATCTATTAAGGGAATTTCAAGCACAATTAAAGAAATCTACGAACACTATTGAGATTAATATGCTCAATAATGAGATTAAAACTTTAAATGGAACTATTGGAAAACTTGAGATGGGAATGCAGAAAGCTGGTAAACCAATTGGCGATGCTTCTCAATCACTTATAAACTTCTCAAGGATTGCTCAAGATGCTCCTTATGGGATTATGGGTATTGCAAATAACCTAAATCCTATGGTTGAATCGTTCCAACGATTATCTAAAACGGAAGGTGGCACGAAAAAAGCATTACAAGCAATGGTTTCAGGGTTAGCTGGACCTGCTGGTATTGGTGTTGCTATTGGTGTTGTTTCTTCATTAGCAGTTACATTTAGCAAAGAAATAAGTCAATTCTTTAAAGGTCCAACCGAAGATTTAAAAACATTTAATGAAGAATTAGCTAAAACTGCTAATGAATTATACAAATTAATTGGTGGAGAACAAACTAAAAGAACAAAGGGTATTATTCTTGCTACTATAATTGGAGATAGCAAAGATGTAAATCAACAAGAAGAAGCACTTAAAAAATTAAAAGCATTATATGCTGATGATGCAGCTATTAAAAATGCTATAATAGGTCAAAATAAAGCGTATTATCAAGCATTAGTAAATAATGCAGCAATGCAAGGAGATGCAATTGCCAAAGAAAAGAATAACACTGCTCAACTAGATTTAATATATGCACAAGAAGCTGAACAAAAAAAGCAAAGAAAAGCTGAATTAGATGATTTAGATAAAGGAATTGGATTAGGATTTTATAAAGCTGAAGCAGGAGCATATCAAAAAAGAATTGATTATTTAAAAGGGCAAGTAAATAAAAGATACGATGATGCTGCTAAAAAACTTGCAGCAGATAAAGCTAGAGTTGAATTAGCTACATATAAAAGTTTATTACAAGAAACATCAGTACAAACTGCTGATGGAAAAACATCAACAAAAAAAGACCCATTAGCTGAAGCAACAAAAGACTTTGAGAATTCTAAAAAAAGAAATCTTGCTTTATTTGATTCATCTATAATAGACCAACAAAAGTATTATAGTGAATATATTAACATTTTAGATGATTATATTAATAAGTTAAAAAATATTAATACTGAACCAGCAATTAAAATACTTAAAAGTTTAACTCCTAAAGAGATTTTAAAAGATGATACTTATGATGCAGATTTAGAAAGACAAGCAAAAGGAATGAATTCCTTTGATGGTAAATCACAATTATATGTAAAGTCATTATTAGACCCATTAGGAACAAAAAATCCTGAAGGTTCAGTTGGTAAGAAAAAAATAAATACAACCAAGAACGAATTAACTGAATTTCTTAAAGATATAAAAGACCAATATAAAGAAGCACACGATGCTGCAAATTCATTTGCAACTGATATGGCTGGTAATATTACAGGTTCATTACAAAGTGCATTTCAAGCAATTAAACAAGGAGAAAATGTATTTAAATCATTAAGCGATTCAGTATTACAATTTGCAGAAGATTTAGCATTTGCAATTATTAGAGCACAAATATTTGCAGCAATATCAAGTGCAATAACAATAGGTTCAGGTGGTACAGCAGGAGCAGCAGCAGGGGGAACAGGATTCTTTGATATACTTATGGGTTTATTAGGAATGGGTCAAAAACACGCTGCTGGAGGTATTGTAATGAGTCCACAAATAGGAATGATAGGTGAGGCAGGAGCAGAGGCAATTATGCCATTAAGTAAATTAAGCGGAATGCTTAACACTACATTTAGTGCAGGTGCAATGAGTGGTGGTGGAGGTGCAAGTGGTGGTTCATTTGTATTAAGAGGACAGGATTTATTAGTTGCAATAAATAGAACGCAGAAATCTTCATTCTTAAAAGGTCAAAACATAAGTTTAGTATAATGGCATACGGAATAAAATACATATTAACACAAGCATTAAGAGATGGAACAAGTTTATATGTAAATATTTATGAAAGAAATTATGTAGATGATTTAGTAATAAATTATGATGCAGTAAATATTCAATTAAATTCTAATGCAAGTGATGATGAACCATTGGCAGCAATAATTTCATCTCAATTAAATATATCATTTCTTGTATCGGATGAAAATTATGAAGATTTCCCTGATTTATTAAATTTTGATGTAAGAAAGTATTTTGTTAAAGTATATACAGTTGATATAGATTATCCTATTTGGGTAGGATTTTTATTTAATGACTATGTTCAAGTACCATTTACAACAGGATATATTCAAGTAGATATGATTGCCATAGATGGTTTATCATTTTTAGAAAATACGCAATTCAGTTATTATGAGTTAAAGAGTATTAATTCTACTGAAACCCTACTTGATATAATTGCAGAAACTTTAAATGTTATTGCTTATCCTGAACCTATTTATCTTTTAACATCTTGTTCTTATTATGCTGAAGGAATGTTTAACAGGGCAGATGCTTCATCCGAAGAACCATTTGACCAAACATATCAATATAGACGTGATTATCAAGGATTAACTTATTACGAAGTATTAGATAATATACTTAAATCTTTTGGTTGTAGGTTATTTCAAAGTGATGGTAAATGGCAATTATTAGCTATAAACGAAATGGCAAATGATACAAGATATTATACAAATTATCAAATATATCCAAGTATAGCCAATGCAGGGAGTGGTGTATTTGATAAAGATGTAACTATTGAACCTTATGCAGAAGGCAATGTGCATTTTGTAAATAATAGCCAAACTAAAATAATTAGAAAAGGTTATCCTAAATTGATTTTAGGACATACATATACAGTGCCTGATAACTATGCTCACAATGGTAATTTTAAGGGATTGAGTTCAGGAACTACTCTTTATGGTTGGTTATTAATTGGTGCTTATGGTTCAACAAGTGATGTATATATAGAAGTAGTACCAGAAAATCAATCAAATATTGTTAAATTAAACAGTTCTTTTCTTGATACTGAAGTGTCTATGCAAATGGGAGATGGTTCAACTTTAAATTATTTGCCGTACATAGTAGGTCCAAGTTTTACAATATCATTTGTATATCGTATGTTCTTTGAGAAAATTAAAATGCAAATTAGCATTCAAGAAACATTAATATCACAAATTTATTATTATAATTCATCTGGTTTTTGGCAAACAAGTCAAACATTTATTGATATAAATAAACCTAATGACACATATACAAATGGAAATTACTCAAAAGAAATAAATTTATTTAATGTTGATAATCCTGCTTTTTCAAATATTATAGGATATTTAAGAATTAAAATATATACTTATAATGACTTTTCCGATATTAGTATTAGCGATTTTAAAATTGAACAAAATATAGGAGCAAATGGGTCTTTAAATATTATTAGGCAAATATCGGATGAAGATGTGCCAACTAAAGATTTAACTCAACCTTACGGAACACCAATTAACGAAGCAAATGCAAATAATTTAGGAGTATTATTCAACGCATCAAATGTTGTTCTTAAAAATTGGTATAGATACCCAAATACTACTGAAGAATTTTTATATCTACAAATGTTAATAGCTAGGCAATATTCAAATTTATTAAATAAGAATTTTGGCACATTGGAAGCAGATTTAGGTTCATTTCAAACTGAAAAAGGATTAAATTATTTAGATAAAGTTTATTTAGTTACTGACCCAATAACAACTCCTTTAACTTACGATGGTAAAAAGTTCCTTTTAAATAGGGGAAGTGTTGTTCCACAAATTGATGAAGTTAACTCTATGCAGATTATTGAGATTACTGATGAAGATAATGATTCAACTGAAACAATACAATACATAAATAGATAAAACATTAAATTTGCAATATGGCAGACAAAGTACAGGGCAATAACATAATGTTGTATTATTTTGAACCACCTTCGGTTACATATCCAGCAGGTAGGGATATTGCTTTTTCGTGTTCAACAAATTGCACATTTAGTGTAAGTGTTGACCAAAAAGAAGTAACAAGCCAAACGAGTGCGTGGTATAGAGAATACAAGAACGATACTGCAACTTGGAGTGTAACTTGTGATGGTCTTATAACTTTGGATGGTTATGGCTATTTATTTTTACTTGAGCAACAACAAGATAGGACTACAATTTTAGTAAAGTTTGTTATT